TGTCCAGTATGGATTTTAGCGTATATGATGCTAGAAGAATGTGGCGTACACCAGGATCTATTCATCAAGATACCAAACTTTATAAAACTTTGCTCAACCCGCTTGATGGTGACTCTATGATTTTTTCTGACGAGAATACAATAAAAAAATACTCATCTACATCACAACCCAACGCGGTTGCAGATCAATCTTTTAATTACAAAGCTAATGAATGGTATAGGACTTACATTTATTCTTTTGAAGATAACGAAAAAAGAAAAGATGATCCAATAGAATATTTTAATCAATATGGATCAAGAGCTTTTAAGGATCTTCAACCAACAGAGAAGGTATTTGATCCGCAAAACTTAGTTACAAAATGTACGGCAATACAAAGACTAAAGGATCAATCTGAAAAAGAAAAGTTTCTAGAACATGAAGCTAGGCTTTTTTTATGTTCCATTTTAAGCTACACCGAAGATGCGATTAAATATCTTCACGAAATATTGAGTCACTGTTCTGATTATAATTTTGATAAATCTTCTGCACACATCAATGATTGGGTAAAAAGAAGACAGCTTGGTATAGGCGGCAGACCATACACTTGCGAAAGAGCAAATGCAGTGGGGGTTGGATGCGGTAATTGCAACCTACAGAAAAAAAATAAATGGCAAAAAGTTGGCAATAAATTTATAGAAACAAATGAAAAATCGTTACCATCACCAGTAAGATACGCTTACAAAAGTAGGTCAAAAACATGAGCAATATAAAAGATCCAGATGACGTCATAGGAGTTTGTTCGGAATGCAAATCCGATCAGCCAATGAGCTATATGTACAATAATCCTTTTGCGCAGAATGGTCAACCAGTTCCATGCAAGTACTGCGGTGGTGTTGTTATAATATCATATAGGGAAACAAGAGATTCATCCTTAAATTCGTCAGACAAGGAAAGAGGAATCAATTGAAAAATTGGACAAACCTCCATAATCACACGGTCTTTTCCATGCTAGACGGACACGGTAATATAGAGCAGTATTTAGATAGGGCTAAATCTCTTGGCATGTCTGGGCTGGCAACTACTGATCATGGGAACATACATTCGTGGCTTGATTTCTACGATGCCGCAACTTCTGTTGGGGTAAAGCCAATTCTTCGGAAGCGAGTTTTATCAAGCTAGAAAAACGAGATTTGATAGAGACGAAGAAGAGAGGGCTGGTCCATCTAAGAATGAATGGGAACAAAGAGGCCCTTACCACATAACTATATTGGCAAAAAATAATATTGGCTATCACAATATTATTAAAATGTCTTCTAAATCTTTTTTAGAAGGATACTACGTAAAGCCTAGACTAGATCACGATTTAATTTCTCAATATTCTGAAGGAATTATTGTTTTATCCGGTTGTTTAAATAGTGAAGTCTGTCAAGCGCTTTTGAGAAATGATTACGACTTTGCCCTACAAGCCGCATACAAAATGCAAAGCATAGTGGGTAAAGAAAACTATTTTATTGAAATACAAAATCATGGTATATCGGAGCAGAGAAAGGTTTCCAACAAGCTTGTAGAGATAGCAAAAGCAATTGGGGCTAAGATAATTCCCACTAACGATTGTCACTATGTTCATCAGCACGATGCTAGAGCGCACGACGTTATGTTGTGCGTGGCGACAAACTCAACAATACATACTGAAAATAGATTTTCTTTTTCTGGTGATAATTTTTATCTAAAGTCATATGAAGATATGGAATTATTATTTAACGAAGATTGGCTTAAAAATACTATGTCAGTTTGTGACATGGTTGATATAAATTTGAAATTTGGCGATATTTATTTTCCAAAGTTTCCCGTTCCGAGTGGAGAATCTTCAGTTGATTATTTTGAAAAATTAGCCTGGGATGGCCTTAAGATTAAGTATGGTCAGCAGCTGCCGCAAAACGTTATAGATAGAGCCAATCATGAGATAAAAGTTGTAAAAGAAATGGGTTTCTCTGAATACTTTCTAGTTGTTTCAGACTTGGTTAGGTGGGCAAAAGTAAATGACATTAGAGTTGGGTGGGGAAGAGGTTCCGCCGCCGGAAGTGTTTTGTCCTATGCTTTTGATATTACAAACTTAGATCCGATAAAATTTGGTCTTTTGTTTGAAAGATTTCTTGTTGAAGGAAGAAAATCAATGCCAGACATTGATCTTGACTTCGACGATAGACACAGAGACAAGGTAATAGATTACGCTAGATCTAAATATGGTAATGACAAAGTCGCTCATATCTGTACGTTCAATAGAACCGGTGCAAGACAATCAATTAGAGACGCCGCAAGAGCTCTGGGCTACGATTTTAGCGGTGGCGATAGGGTTGCCAAGCTGGTTCCTGCGCCAGTGTTGGGAATTTCAAAATCACTATCGGAATGCATGGAGGTCGCCGATTTTAAGAGTTTATATAACTCTGACGCCGACGCAAAGCAGATAGTCGATGCAGCCTTTGGGCTTGAGGGACTTGTCAGGCAGACTGGAATGCATGCAGCAGGCGTTGTAATATCAAAAGGCCCACTTACAGACTATCTACCCATTATGCAGAAGGGTGTTGATAATCCCATTATTACACAATGGGATATGGGTAGGGTGGAGCAGTGTGGTCTTCTTAAGATAGATTTTCTTGGCCTTAGAAACCTTGGGGTTATTGATGCGTGTGTAAAATCTGTTAAAAATACAAGAGGAATCGATATTGATATAGACGCAGTGCCCCTTGACGATTATCAAACTTTCAATCAACTTTGCAAGGGTGGATCCATGGGGGTGTTTCAGCTTGAATCAAATAGTATGAGAGAGATGATGATTCAGCTTCAACCCAAGAGCATTGAAGACATAATGGCGCTGATATCGCTGCACAGACCTGGTCCTATGGGTTCTGGAATGGACAAACTTTATATTTCAAGAAAACATTCTCAGTCCGACATAGAGTATGATCATCCAAAGATGGAAAATGCCCTTAAGAATTCACTTGGCATTATGTTATATCAAGAAGATGTTTTGGCGGTCGCAAGAGAGTTAGCAGGTTTTTCCTCCGCAGAGGCAGATGATTTGAGAAAAGTTATAGGAAAAAAACTTATGGACAAGATTGCCTTATTTAGATCAAAATTTGTTGATGGTTGTATGAAGAACTCAAACCTGTCTAAAAATAAGGCAGAAAAAATATATTCAGATATAGAATATTTTGGTGGCTATGGTTTCAATAGAGCCCATGCAGCGAGCTACGCCATGATATCTTATATAACCGCATATCTTAAGTTCAACTTTACTGCAGAGTATATGGCTGCCCTTTTAAGTTCAGTGGTTGGCAATAAAGAAAAGTTAGCTTTATATCTTTCAGATTGTAGAAAACTAGGCATTAAGGTGCTTCCGCCGTCTATCAATAAATCATTGGAGGACTTTGCAGTCATAGACAATAAAACAATTATATTCGGATTTGCCGCCATAAGCGGGATAGGTTCTGCTGTTTCACAATCGATTATTGATTGTAGAAATTATAGCACCCCCTATAAATCCGTGCATGATTTTATGAGAAGGGTGTCTTCTTCTGTGTTAAAAAAATCAACGCTGGAACATCTTTCTTGTGCCGGTGCGTTGGACGAACTTTTGTATGAAGCTCTAGATCAAGACTTTGGAAGACAAACGGAGTTAAGTATATTAGAAAAAGAAAAAAATTCTTTAGGTATATATGTTTCAAAGAACCCAGTAGATGGTGTTTGGGATTTGCTTTCAAAAAATATTAGCAATGAAATAATATCATTGTCTGAAATGCCAGCAGGGTCTAGGGTTTCAATAGGTGGTATCATATCTTCTTCCAAGAAGATGATTACCAAAAAGGGTGCAAAGATGTACAAATTTGTACTTGAAGATATATCTTCTGATGTTGAAATTGTAGTCTTTCCAAGAGAGGCAAAGAAATTTGATGATGGATTTTTTCAGAATGGTGATGTTGTAAGTGTCGTTGGGTCTATCTCTAAAGACGGTGATGATGAAAATTCAATAACAAAAGTTCTATTAAATTCTTGCGAAAAGCTTGACATTAGTAACTTTTCCGGGGGCACACCAATATATTTGAAGATCGACAAGAATATACATGCCAATATTATCGATCAACTATATGATATAATAGATGCCAATAATGGTGGTTCTTTGGTTTTTCTCTCTTATAGAGAAAATGGCAAAGAAATAACCTTTAAATTTAAAAAGAAGACTTCAGTTATTGCTAGGGAGCAACTCGAAAAGGTATTATCCGGAGATAATTAATGACTACTGGAAATTTTTATCAAAATCCATCAACAAAACCTTGTTGGAATTTTTGTCCGTCTTGCAACAGATGTCAGGATAAGGGTAGATACTCCAAGTGTACGCCGTGCAGCGGTAGATATGATCCCAATGGAAATATAGACGCTGATCCAGATGATTATTGCGATTGTAAAAATGGGGTACTTAGATGGAAAACTCAGCAGGGCAAACTTGTTCATGTTAGATTTAAGTCTAACCCGTTTAAAGCAAAGGTAAAGTACGAAAAAAAGAGTCAGGATGAAAGAGATTGGGACTCTTACATTAAGGATATGCGCGAAAAAATGGATGATCCAAACTTTAATCCCATAAGTATATACGAGGAGTAATATGAAAAATGAGGTAGGAAGAGTCTTGTTGGGCAATGCGACTCTTATAGAATACGATTGTGGTGATGATACTCAATCTTTTTTTGTCCAATGTGGAGTAGCTGGGTTCTATGCAAATCAGCAAGAGTTGCGTGATTTATATGGTGCAATTAATTACTATTTAAACATAGAATCTATCGAAGATATAGTTGTATCTATAAAGGAGTTCTAATGTCTTGGCCATATAGCGAGAGTGATTTTATGGAAATTGGAGATAGCGGCTGGATTCCATTTGGTGAAAGTAAGTATAAGAACATACATACCGGCCATATTGTTGACGAAGATGGCAATGAGTATGATGAAGAGGGTAATCTTATTTCCGAAAATTTCTTCAACAGCGAAGATGAAGATCATATATAAATGAGCGATCTTTCCATAAAGTCTATTGATGATGTAGACGAGTTTAAGAGATTAACACTTACAGATTTTAGCTATTCAAGGATAGATACATACGAACTTTGTCCATCTAAATACTTTTATTCTTACATCAAGAAAGAGCCCAGGCAATTTAGTGCTCCAGCGGTTTTGCGGAAACATAATTCATTCTGTCTTGGAAGATAATGTATCTAAAGAAATCCCCCTTGAGTTAGACCGGATTAAAACAAAAGTTTGAAGAACACAAAAAATCTTTTGATCCCAACAATCAAATAGATCAAAGCTTAATCTCCGCCGGAGATCAAATTATAGTTGACTTATACGATACGTACGGCGGTCGAACCTTTGATGTATACGATAAGGAAATGGAATTTAGATTTATTATTGGAAACTATTCCATTCTAGGATATATAGATAGAGTTGATGTTTATGATGAAGTTGTTGAAGTCATAGATTATAAAACTGGTAAAAGGGAGGTGGCTCAAAAAGATATTTCAACCAATCTTCAGATGGGAATATATGCTCTAGCCGTACATACCGCTTTTCCGGGAAAACAAATAAAAGCTTCTTTACATTATTTAAGAAGTGGAAGAATTAAATCTCATCAATATACAAATGAAGATATTGAAAATGTTAAAACACTGCTCATTAGTAAAATATCAAAGATAATGAATGATTTTAACTTTACTCCAACTAAAAATGAAAGGATATGCTCGTTCTGCGATCATGCCAAGAGCGGCGCTTGTGCTACCGGTGCCGCAAGATTACGAAGGATGTCTAAGGTTTAATATAAAAATAAAACCCAGGGGGTTGTCCCCTGGGCACCTAGTTTTACCTAGATTATATCTAATATGTATTATTCAATTAAAATTGAGCTACAGGATTCTGTTCAACTGAAGCGATGATGTCAAAATCATGTGCTTCAACAAGCTTCACAGCCTCATCTACGGTTAGGCCAAGGTCCGTAAGACCCTCAGCTGCCATAGAGTTGATCGTGTCCTTCACGCTCTTGATGATGGTGTTTGTAACTGACATGTTATTCTCCTTAATGGTTTGTTATTTGAATTGTTATTGAGTATAAAGTATAATATATCTGTATTGACACATAGAGGATATCAGTAGTATGGCAGAAAAAACAACTCCGGAAAATTTTTTCCTAGAAAGATCTAGACTCAAGGGTCATCCAAAGGTCGTTGACAAAAATTTGATTCAAAACCATGAAGACATTATACCGCCAAAAGGAGGAAGGGGTAATGTCTATAGGCATACAAAATCAGGCTTCAGAAAAGATCTCAATCTTAATATGAGGTCAAATTGGGAAGCAAATACTGCCAGAATAATGAACTTGTATAAGATAAAGTTTGAATTTGAACCGAAAGTTTTTTCTTTTCCAATTAAAAGAGGAACTAAATCATATACTCCAGATTTCTTTTTAACATCTACCAAAGAGTGGATGGAGATAAAAGGTTATTTGGATGATAAAAGTAAATTAAAAATAAAAAGATTTAAAAAATATTATCCGCAAGAGTTTGATAAATTAATTTTTGTTATAAGCAAATACTCTTCAGATGCGTTAGAGTTTGCAAAAGATATGCAAATAAAAAAGGTTTTATTTTATGAGGATATCAGATCTTTTTTTGCGGACAGGATATTTATATGGGAAGGAAAATAAATGGCCGCCTATAAGGAACAATACTACACTCTTGAAGAGCATGAAATGCAAGCCCTAATAGTAAAAGCTAAAAAGGGTAATACGAAAGCTCAGGAAGAGCTTTTGAAAGTATTTAGTAATTTTTTAACTAAGTATGTTACGATGTTGTTTGTTGGCAAATATAGTTATTCAGATTACGATATTAGAAGATTCATGTCGCTGTTCGTCAAGGATACTTACGTAAGGTTTGCATTGATGAAAAATAAATTAAACCAAGCTGGATACAAACACGTTAATGAGTGTATCCGGCGGCATACTTTACATGGTAAAAAGATATTGCACCGAAGAAGATGTGCAGCAAACTGTAAGGCTAACGTTTTTTCAGTGCATAAATAGATATGAAAGAAGGGATTCCGAAAAGGGCCCCATACCATTTAGCGCTTTTCTATATAGTTATTTTTTATATTTATTGAAAAAGAATGTAGATACATTTTTGATAGATCAATTAGGAAGAAAATCTTTTCCCCTGATTACTCAAGATGATATACCGGGAGATTCTTCTGAACAAGAAATTATGAAAAATGGATCCTATGTAGACACTAAGCAGTACGCAACAAATGATATTTTATTTTCTATTGATGTTGATGAATTGTGGGTGCTGGGTGTTGATATCAATCCGCCATTTGATAGACTTTCTGTTCAGGAGAGGCAGTTGATTAAATGGAAATATATAGATAAGAAAAGGTCATCTGAAATAGCCTTGAAGATCACCGAACATCCAAATACTGTGAGAGAACACATATCTAAGGTAAAAGACAAATTGAAGGATATACTGAAGGCAGATGGAATGGAAGAATATTTACTAATATCAGGACTAGAAGAGGAAGAAGAAGAGGAAGATGACTCAACTGCTCGCAAAAGAAATCCTAAATAAATTAAGTGAATTTTTAAATCCTCAACTAGAGGAACTGCTACAGGCATTTTCTTCCAAGGAAGAGACTGAAAAATATTACGTTGAGATACCCGACACCAACTATGTTGATCTTACCATTTCTGATATTGCCTCGTTGGTTGCAAGATCTTCAAACGTATATGGAAGAGCAGCTCGATTCGCCGGAATTGCTAGAGCACAATATAAGTTATTGGAAGCTCAATACAAGAGAATATATAAGGCCAATAGGGTGGGTAAGAACGAGGCAGAAAGAGAAGCTGCTGCCGCAGCTGCAGCTGACGAACAATATATGGCTTTATCGGCAGTTGAAGCGGTTGTTCAGTTAGCAGAATCAATGGAGCTTGCGGCAAGAATCTCGTCGGAATCTGCTAGAAAGCTGATGGACAAGGTTCAATCCATGCAGGTTGCTGCAGCAAGAGGGGAAAAAGGTTTCTTCTCAGAGAGCGATTTTTCAACCTTTTAGAAAGGATATAATATGTATATAGGTCATTACAAATCTGTTTCTTCTAATTCGAAAGAATTTTATTCTTCCAAAAGAGAAGAATTGGATTTTCCAGTTCAAGTTGAATATAGGGGAGAAAGATATTCGTTGGTTACCACTTATATCGCCTCAACAAAAAGTCAACAGCAAAAAATTAAAAATAGAGCAAAACAGTTGGGCATTTCGTTTGGCGTTAAGGTTGATTAATGAATATTGAAGTTTTTTGTGATGGCGCCTCAAGGGGCCAGGGTCAAAAAAAGTATGGCGAATCTGCGTGCGCTGCAGTTGTTTATAAAAATAAAAAGAAAGTGGTACAATTTGCTCGAGGTCTTGGCAGGAGAACCAATAATGAGGCGGAGTATGAGGCGGTTATAACCGGCCTACTCATATGTTCTATGTCAGATTTTATCGATCCAATTATTTATACCGACTCTGCAGTTGTTGCCAATCAGGTAAATGGTAAATGGAGATGCAAAAATCAAGCTCTTATACCACTGTTGATGACGGTAGAGGAAATAAAATCTGAGTATAGATTTAGACTTATCCAGGTGCCAAGAAAATTAGTATGGGAACCAGACAAATTGTCAAATCAATTTTTAGATCAACTTAGAAATAAAAAGCAATCCACAATAAAGCCTGATATACTATAGGAACTTATGAAACTTATGGAAACCGATATCCACTCAATACACATGGTAAATAGAAAAAATACTTTCGTAAAAGATCAGCCAATCATATTGGGTTTAGCCGGTAAGGCAGGCAGTGGAAAAACAAGCGTTGCCGAACAGCTAGTTCCCAAGGGTGCAATTGAAACGCAAAGAAGTGGAATTAAGTGGGATCATATTTTTTACGCACTTCCGCTATATGAAATGGCTTCCATAAAGAAAAGCATACTTGGAATAAATTCAAAGTCCAGAAAAATGTACGCTCTGCATGAGGTCTTGTATGAGCTATATGGGGGTTCGCCAATTGGTTTGGTGCCCGATTACCTAGACTTGGTCAAAATGGTTCAAGAGATAGAGTCAATGCCTCTAGACCCAGGCGATGTAAAGCCAAGAACCTTTTTGCAAAAAGCGGGAGATGTTTGTAGGGCACATAGGCCCAATGCCTTTGCCGAATGGGCAATCATGAAATCTGTTAGATCATACAGAGAATACCAAAAGTCTATGAACGATATTCCAGAAGAATATATTAATCCCTTCTGCATGATTGTGTCGGATGTTAGATATTTTAATGAAGCTGAATCAATACTGAAGCAGCCGAATGGAATTGTTATTTGTTTTGAAGCGTCTCAAGAAACTTTAAATTTAAGACTGCTCAAAAGAGATGGTCAGCTCATGTCCGAAGAGCACAGCTCTCACCCATCCGAAAATCAAATAGATAATGTCAAAAATATTAGCACCTGTGCTATAATCACAGAGGGTATGACCCTAGAGCAACAAACTTTGGCAACAATGCAAATAATTCAAAATATACTGGAGGAAACAAATGCCTAAAATAACCAAAAATGCACACGAAGAATCATCTGGTTCGCCAATAGATCAAGTGGTCTCTTCCGTAGCCGGAGAGATAAGCCTGTCTAGCGACCCAATTTTTATATGTGGTGTTAACAGAAAAATTAATATTGGAAACTTTGAAAATGTCGATGTTTATGCGGGTATAACAATACCACTAAATAACATCAATCCACAAGACAAAGAAGTTTTTGCGGAAGCAGTTAGGGAAGCTGCGGCATATGGGTTTTCTCTAGTTTCAAAAGAAACAGGAGAAAGATATACCCTTATTAAAGAGTCTCAACAAACAAAGTAAGTTTAAAATTTGATTAGTTACTATTATACAGGTATAATGTAGTTCACATAAGTCCAAATGAGAGGTTAAAATGTTTAAAAAGTTAGTAGAAAAACTAAAGAAGCTGTTATTAAATTCTGTTCCAAAGCAGAGTAATCCAATCGCAGCTAAGGCGCAAGACGCGGCAATCAAAGATCTACTCGCTAAAGCCGATGAGGTTGTAAAGATTGTGGATAACGCTGAAAAAGAAATTCATCAGGAAGTTGTCAAGGCTGTGAATGAGATAAAGAAAAAGGGACGCCCCGCAAAAAGCGGTACAACTCCAAGCAAGAAGAAGCCAAGCAGTAAGAAGAGCAGCGGTGGCGGCGGCGATAGTCAAGTAGCCTAAACCATCACATGCTCGATAGATTCTGGACATTGGTTTGGTCTGTTTGGCTTGCCGTTTTCGATTTCTTAGAAAAACTTGATAAGAGAAAAAAACAATGAACATTCAAAAATCCATTTACATAAGTGGACCAAGGATGGGTACAAACAATTCTATTAAAGGAATTGAATCTTCGCAAAAAAAAACTAAGAAAAAAATAAAAAGAATTAAAAAGGAGAAACGTCGTGGCTAAAAAGTCTGCAGCATGGCA